GACGTAATACAGTACAATATTATCTACCACAGTATGTCATTCATAATAAAGAACGTTATGATAAATTGCTTGAAGTTAATGCTAAAGGTGAAAAGAAGAAACCTTTTTCATTAAAACACATTTGGAAAGGGTATATAAGTAATCCTAGAAAAAGTAGAATAATAAAGCTAAATAGGAACAATTTTACAGATGTAGAACAAATACAAGAAATAGAAAAAGCAAAAGAAATCTTAAAAGAACTTGGAATAAACGTAAATTACTAATTATGATCTTAGAAAAACAAACAGAAGCCCACATCCTTGAGGAAGGAACAACACAGGAAACTGTGAAAATGTCACTAGACTTAGATTCTGCTCAAATATTGATGCAGATGTTAAGTAAAAATCTGTATTCAGATGCAATAGGCTCTACTATCAGAGAATGTGCAAGTAATGCACTTGATAGTCATAGAAGAGCTGGATGTGACAAACCTATCATTGTTTCTTTTAGAAAGAATGAACATACAGACACAATTGAGTTTGCTGTTGAAGATTTTGGTATTGGTTTAGATGCAGATGATGTAAAGAATATCATCAGTAAATATGGTAAGAGCACTAAACGTAACAGTAATACAGAACTTGGTATGATGGGTCAATTAAACTAGGCCCCACAAATGTTAAATTTGTGTTAAAACTGGATGAATTTTTGGAAATCTAAATTAAATTTAATTACTTCCTACAAAGAAAGTATAATAAAGTAATTGAATTTAACAAGACAATCAAAAGCGAAGCTACAGATACATCTGTAGAACGTTTAGAGACTACCTGAGCAGTTGAGTCTGCTTAATAACAGGAAGTAGTATGGAGTAGTGCCCATATGAAAAAGCGTCCAGCCCCTATTAATAGGGTGATGATATAGTCCGACACTCTGGGAAACCAGAGATTACAGATCCGCTAGGATTTAAGGCCCCTCTTGCCTATAGTTCTTCTTTCTATTTTATAGCTAGAAAGGATGGAATGGAAAGAAAATATATGATGTATGAAGGAGAAGATACTAATAGTATTGATCTTTTGTATGAAGTGAAATCAAATGAAGCTAATGGTGTTAAGGTGATTGTTCCTGTTAATTATTCTGACAGAAGAAGTTATGCTGATAAAATTGCACAGCAGCTAGCTTATTTTGAAAATGTATATTTTGACATAGACAGTTCTTTAACTTATTCAAACATTACCAATGATTTTACTATTCATAGAGCTGAAGACTATCAGTTTTCTAGTTTGGCTAGTAGTCACAGTTTACATTTATGTTTAGATAATGTCACCTATCCAATTGATTGGGAGAAGATTGGGATTAGTTCTATTGATTTTCCTGTAGCATTACGCTTTAGCCTATCTGATGGAATATTTCCTACACCAAATAGAGAGTCTATTAGATATACACAAGAAGCTAAGCAGATAATATTAGATAAGATAACTAAGCTGGCTAATGTATTCATGACTAAATACAATGAAACTATCACTGGAGAAGGTAATCCTATATCCATTATTGAGTTTTATAGTAATAATGAGAGATATATCACTAACATCTTTAAGGATAACTCTGGTATGTTGAAGATTGATAATCTTTTAAAATATGCCACTATTCCTATATCCACTCCTAAAATGAATGGTGTAGATACATTAGACTGGAAGAGAATGTCTGGTGTTCTTAAAGAGTATTTCTTAGGTGAATATCATTTGAAGTTTAGATATGACAGAGGTAAGTTTAAAGATGCTACTAAACATTATTACAAATCTCTTAGATATGAAGACATTAAGCCTAGATGGGGTAAACCAGCAAAGATATATACATATGCTGATAGACTACTTAAAAGTAAACAAGACTATCTAAGAACTATACTAGGTAATGATGAATGTATATTTGTTAAGAAACATCCATTTAAACTAAAAGCTAAACATGGTACAGATTATCAGTCTTATCAAGACGTATTAGCTCTTTATAACTATCCTAAATATAAATGGAGAAAGCTTATCCAGGAGTTCCAAACTGTTGTAAAGTTCTTTGAAAAGGATTTTATAGATTCAGATGCTATTCAGATTTCACAAACATGGATAGATGAACAGAAAGCCAAGAGAAAGAAAGTGTTAACAACATCTGTAACAGTGGGTGGTGCTAAGAAAGTGAGAATGAAAGGTGAGTTCTCTGGTAAGGTGGGTGAATCTATGCAAGTGACTTTATCTGATCAGTATTGTAAGTTTGTTCCTAAAACATTTAAGATGGAAGAGATATATTCTAATAAATCTTTAAATGTTTATGCTAAAGAATCTGATAGAAAGCAAATGGATAAATTATGGTCTTGTTTTAGAAAAGACGCTAAATTTATCATTGTAGCAGATTCTACATATAAAAACTTACTAACTGCTGATGCACACAATTGGATAACTATGGATAAATTTATAGAAGGAAAGAATAGACCATTTAGAACAATGGCTACAACATTCTTATTGGAACAGTTTATGAGTGAGTATGACTCTATATTTAGAAGAGTGGATTTTATTAATAAAGTATCAACAGATCTTGCAGATAAAATATCTATTCTTGAGAAGTATCATCGTGCAAATGATCAAAGATATGCAGATAGAGACACTAAACAATATATAATTGAGCATGCTACAGATCATAATTTGTTTAACCAAGAAATATATATTATTTACAAACAAGTAAAGGAAGTATTTGAGAAGCTTTCTTTCTTAAAGCCTATGCTAAACCAGTTTAGTTATTATATCAATGATGATATGATAGCTAAAGCTGTAGCAGATTTATTTAAATATCACAAGCATAGAGTGAATTTAAAACATTATGCAATAATACTAAATGAAGACAAACCTTTGGAAGAAGAATTAACAGAGGAAACCGTTGATCAATTACAAACAATCTAAAATTAAAACAAATGCTAAGTTTAAAATGGTTTAAGAGTGCTGTACAAAACAGTATAGAAAAAGTAGTAGAAAAGAAAATAGAACAATTAGAAAAAGAAGAGGGGGAAAATATCCCCTCTTCTATTTACACATCTGAAAATATAGGAGCATGTGGTACAGGAGAATACATAAAGGTTGTATTAAAGCCTTATTTGAACATTAAAATGGTAAATGATGTACTAACTATTGTATTAGTTGATGGTGGTATATTAACCAAGAACAATGCTACAGCTGATGATTTTAATACAGCTAGAACTGCTACAACAGAACAACAACTATTTGCTTTAGTTGCTTCTCCAGAAATAAGAGATGAAAGACGTAAAGAAGAAGCTGAATATGAGAAAGCTAGTGCTATTAAGAATGGTGTAGAATATCTAAATAAGCTAGATGATTTTGAAATGAAAGATGGTTCTTTGTATCTAAAAGGTATTAGCAGAAGCATTCCTCCTCTAATGGTAGAAGAATTCTTACAAATCGTTGGTCGTTATCCATTTGTTGGAACAATATCTAAAGATGAAGTGAGTATGTTGCTTGAAGAAGATGAAGAATATCAAGCTCTTAAGAGGTTCTTTATGTGGTGTTGCTTAAATCCTAGAGCTGAAGTGGCTGATAAATTGTATAACTTCTTAAAGAAGAATGCATTTAAAATCACTAAGCAAGGATTCTTTGCTGCTCTTAGAAATGTTGTTACAGTGCATGGATCTAATGAACTAGTTCACTTTATAAGTAATGCTTATAATAAAGTGAAAGCTGTATGGAAGAAGAAACCAGATGAATATCATGTATTCCTAGACAATGGTGAATACAAAATGGTTCATGAAGATGCTATGTATAAAAAAGAAACATGTACATGTTCTTATTGTGATGGTACAGGAACTATTCCTGAGTGTGATGAAGAATATGATGATAGTGAAGAGTGTCCAGAATGTGATGGTTCTGGTGAATATGAAGATATGGTTCTTGCAGTTAAAGGTGAGAACCTTGGTAACTTGACTGAGCTTTATCTTGATCTTCCTAACAGAGCAGAGAATAGATTCACAGATGCTCATACAAGAACATTTGATATTCGTATTGGTAAAGCTGTAAACATGGACCCAGATAAGTGTCGTTGGAACACTGATGATTGTGGTGCTGAAGGTTTACATTTCACTAGTAATGAAATTCACTATGTAGGATGTGGAGACACTTCTGTACTTGTGCTCATTAATCCAATGAAGGTGGTGGGAATTGGTGAATCTAAAGGCAGATGTTGGGAATATTTACCAATTATGACTGTTCCACGTGATGAAGCAACTAGTATATTACATGATCTTGACTTTGATATTCTAGAGCTAGATGAATCTTATGCTGTACGTGAGTTAGAAAATCTTGCTGAAAAAGCTACATTAGGTTTTGTAACAGAAGCTACTAAGTATGAATTCAATCTTCCAGCAATTTCCACTGCTGAAATAAAAGCTATCGTTAAGAATCTCGATGAAATTAATGAACAAATTTCTAAGAGAATCGTAAAAATTGATTAAATTTGTATCAGCCTAGGGTAGCTTAAATCAGAAAAGCCCTTGATTGTATCTTGGAGATGTAGGTGCAAATCCTTCTCCTAGGCTTATTTTTATTATGAGAAAGAAATCAATAAAGAAGAAAGCTGTTCCAAAGCCTAGAGTGGTTAAAACTAGAAATGCAGGTACATTAACAGAATCAGGATTCTGGAGCTTTATAAGAAGTGCATTGAGACAAAAGAGTAGATGGTGGAAACCAATTACACAATGTAAAATGGAAGCACGTAGAGCATATAAAGGTGCTAATAAACGTCAGAAGTTTGAATATCAATGTAATGAATGTAAAGGATGGTTTCCTGATAAACTGATTAATGTAGACCATATAGTTCCTGCTGGTAGCTTAAATTGTGCAGAAGATCTTCCAGGGTTTGTAGAAAGACTGTTCTGTGAACAAGATAATCTTCAGATACTTTGTACCCATTGCCATGACACAAAAACCAAAAAAGATAAAAAATAAAAAAAAAGTAAATAAAATTTGGTAATTATGTCATAATACCATATCTTTGTAGTCTAAATTAATACACATGAACTATTACATATATCAACATGTTAGATTAGATACAAATGAAGTATTTTACATTGGAAAAGGAACAAAGAAACTCAGAGGTAATGTTTATCACAGAGCTTATACAAAGAATTCTAGAAATGAATATTGGAAAAATATAGTTAATCAAACTTCTTATAAGATAGAAATCTTAGAAGAGTTTGAAACAGAAGACGCATGTCTTTTAAAAGAGTCAGAATTAATCGTATTACATGGATTTTCTTGGAACAATACAGGAACTTTATGTAATATGGTTAAGAATGATTCTGAAATAAGACTACGTGCTAGAATTGCAGCTGGTAAAAGCAATTGTAAATGGATACATCAATACTCATTAGATGGAAATTATATAAAATCTTTTCCAAGTATAATCGATGCTAAAAAAGAACATCCTTGTGATATTTATAACGCTGCTTCTGGAAGATCTTTTAGTGCTGGTGGGTTTCAATGGAGACTTACGAAACATGATAAATTAGATTATTATTCTCAAGAAAGTTCTCGTATAAGTAAAAGCAAACCTGTATTTCAATATGATTTACAAGGTAATCTTATTAAAGAATGGAAAGGGACTAAAGAACCTTCAGCAGAGTTAAATATACACAGAGGTGCTATTAGAAACTGTTTAGTTGGACTAGCTAAAACAGCAGGAGGATTTATTTGGAAATATTAAAACTAAATCAGACAAGCAATGAAAGATGAAGAGAAAATAGAACTTTCTATTAATACAAAACCTTCTTTTACAGAG